GTACAGAGATATTTCAATATTCCTCCTATACCATCATCTGATACCATGTTTGTTATAGATATAACCGAACCTATCATTCCCATTATTTGTAATGATTTACTTCCAGCGGAAAAACCACCAATAAGCACCAACAAAGACAAAAAGAAAAGAAGATCTTCTGATATTTGGATTTTATGATTAACTGGTACACCTTCTGTCGACATCTTTGTTATATTCTCAATTAATCTTGAAATTCCATCTGAAGTTAACAGGTCCGTCAAATCTTCAAGGGGTGCCACAATCCTATCCACATCTTTCTTAATATTATCAATATCCGCTTTAAATGATCCAGGTAAACCTATTCCATTATACAAATCCGATAACGATTGAGTGAATATTTCTGTTCGTTTTCCATGGTTATATGAATGGAATTTCTTCTTACGTACAACCTTTTGTTTTTGAGTGTTATGTTTTGTTGTCTTGCATTTGACATTCTTACCCAAACCAGAAGCAAAAGCTTCATGATTTTCTGCAAGCTGTTTAACTAAACGTTGAATATTGAGTGAGTTCATGATAATTGTGATGATGATGATAATGATAATGATAATAGACTTAATAAAACATATTGGTTGAGGGGGTTGCCCTTAACAACAAATTAGTGTCACCACAGCTAACTCGCGCCCACTTTTAACGTAGTGGAGATACGTGTAACTTTCCGATTTATGATCTTGCCTATACAAAAATGGCAAATGCTTTATATATTAGTGCATTCAGAACTAGCTATTAAGATCTTGGTGGTAACCAAATCAGGAATAACTTCCTATAAAATATACAATAACCTTCGTGATACTAATCCATTGAATCCGCATTCAATATAGGTCCTACTACCAAAAACGATAGAGGCAACAAATCATTACTAAATAGTTCATTGTTGGGAGAGTCAGACTCCTACTGCCCATAAATTAAAAACTTTTCATGCACTTCATAGCCCTTACTAATTAAGTTCCATTATTTTATAATTAAATGTTATATAATGTTTTTGAATTAAAATATAAGAAAATAGCAAATAAACAAGAGTGTGTTTGTGTGTTAATAAGGTTATTCTTTATCTAATATAAACTCCGAAAATAGCGAAATATGAT